AGAAAAATCCATTCCATGTTTCTGTTAATTTAGACAAAGGGTATGGTGGTGGTCCCGGCGGAGCCTTGGCACACGCAAAACAAGAACTAGAATATTTAACAGAGTTACGACACTCTATACTGAGTCAAGAAGGTGCAGAACTTGGTAAGTTCAAAATTACTGGCGGAAAACTATCAACGAAAACTTCCGCACTTCCAAAGAAAAAGAAGAAGAAAGAAGATGGTAACTTACTTCAACGAATACTAGACCCGCTTGGGTACAAAAATATAAAATGGTAAAACTGTGGCAAGAGCTAAAAATAAGTGGATTCAGCAAGTTAATCGTTCCATAGATAGAAGAGGAACGAGAGGTAAATGCACGCCTATAACTAAACCCGGATGCACAGGTAGGGCTAAAGCACTCGCTAAGACATTCAAGAAGATGGCAAAGAAAAGGAAAAAAGGCTAATGTTTGAATGGTTAATGGGATGGGGTGGTCCTTTCGGCTTACCCTCCATGCGTGATATTATAAGTATACCTGACAGGTATAGACAACTCATCAAGGAAAGAAGGGATGCAGAAATACAGAGAGAAATTGATCTTGAAAAACTATACAAAGAGCAGCGTGAAGGGTTAATTCCTTCTCGTCCACGTTCATCCAGAGATGCTGGCATGCACCAAACCATTGACGAAGAGATGAGAAAGTGGTATCTGCAAGAAAAATTAAGACAAACTGGTAGAGGAGCTACACCCTGATGATGACTCTTCGACAACAGAAGTTTATTGAACATTATGCTCAGTTAGGTAATGCTACGCAGTCTGCTGTATTAGCAGGTTACTCAGGAAAAACATCCAAGCAGAAAGGCCATGAACTTAAAAACTTCTTCAGAAATGAAATTCAAGAAGCTACCCAGAAACTTCTTGCTGACAAGATACCTGAGAATCTTCAGATACTTACAGAACTGGCTAGAAATGCGACTAGTGAAACAGTCAGACTCAGTGCTGTCCGGGATATCCTTGACAGGGCAGGACTTAAACCAATCGAAAGAATCGAAACAACATCAGTAGAAAGAATGTCAGATGAAGAAATACAAAGGGAGTTAAATGCCCTCCTCAAGCACTAGGAAGTTAGAACTTGCAAGAGAACAAAGAACAAGGGAACGATTAAATAGAATAAACTTCTATGATCCGTACCCCTACCAACTAAAGTTCCATAAAACAGGTTCGTACGCTAACCAGAGACTTTTAATGGCTGCTAACCGCATAGGGAAATCCTACTGCGGTAGTATGGAACTTTCTTATCACTTAACTGGAGTCTACCCGGAGTGGTGGAATGGCAGAGTATTCAGGCAACCCATCATAGCATGGGCTGGTGGTGTTTCAAACGAAACCACAAGAGACATTGTACAATTTGAATTACTGGGTTCCCCCGATGACCCGGAAGCTTTCGGTTCCGGTACTATACCGAAAAAATATATAATAAAAACTGAACGTAAGCCGGGTGTACCTAACGCCAAATCGGTCGCCCTAATCAGGCACGTTAGCGGTGGGAACTCATCTTTATTCTTTAAAGCATACGAGATGGGTGTAGAGAAGTGGCAGGGAAGATCAGTAGATTGTATTTGGTTGGATGAAGAACCATCCCGTGATATCTATTCTCAGGCAGTCACCCGCACTCTGGACCGTAGAGGCATGGTCTACATGACCTTTACGCCAGAAGCGGGGATGACTGAGACTGTTGCGTCCTTCCTTAACAACCTTCAGAAAGGACAGGCTTTGGTAAATGCGACATGGGATGACGCATCTGAGAAAATAAAGTCCATTAATGGAACTAACGGCCATCTAAGTGAATCGGTGATGGAGCAGATACTTTCTTCGTACTCTCCACATGAGAGGGAAATGAGGAGATATGGCAGACCATCCATTGGTTCTGGTCTTATCTTTCCAATCATGGATGAAAAAATAATGACTGATCCTCTGCATATTGAGGATCATTGGCCTAGAATAGCAGCAATAGACTTTGGTTGGGATCATCCGACAGCAGTGGTTTGGGGTGCTATTGATCGTGATGAGGATATCTTCTATGTCTATGATTGTTACAGGATGTCAAAGGCATCTCCCACGGTTCACTCACAAGTTATACGTGGTAGACCCCATTTTATCCCCATTGTTTATCCCCATGATGGCAATAGACGAGATTCTATGGGCAATCCTGGTCTGGCTGACCAGTATCGTAATCTAGGTTGTAACATGATGTTGGATCATTTCACAAATCCTCCAGCATTGGGTGAGAACAAAGGCGGTAATAGTATAGAAGAAGGTTTAATGGCAGTTATCCAGTCTATGGAAAATGGTAAGTTTAAAGTTTTCAGTACCTTATCTGACTGGTGGGAAGAATTTAGAATGTACCACAGAAAAGATGGAAAGGTGGTTCCTCTTCGGGATGACCTTATGAGTGCAACTCGATATGCATTCCAATCACAGCGTTTTGCTGTATCAGGCAAAGACCCAATGTGGACCAACGAAGTAGAATACAAGAATTATGGCATCATCTAAAATAACAGACATAGAACTAATAGCTAGAGTACAAGCTGAAGTTGCAGACGCATTAAGTCATGATGCTACTGTCTCTGAGCAACGCGAACTAGCCATGCAGTATTACTATGGTTTGCCCTTTGGGAATGAAGTTGATGGCAGAAGTCAGTACGTAGATTCCACAGTACAGGATACTATTGAGTGGATAAAACCTTCCCTGATGAGAGTATTTGCAGCTGGTGATGAGATGGTTAAGTTTAATCCTCACGGCCCGGAAGACGTAGAGATGGCTAAACAGGCTACAGACTACGTTAATTACGTTTTTACAAAAGACAATCCTGGCTGGTCTATATTATATGCGTGGTTTACGGATGCTCTCTTACAGAAGAATGGCATTGTAAAAGTATGGTGGGATGAATACGAAGATACCACTAGAGAATCTTATAATGGTTTAAATGATGACGAGATGAACTATCTTGTCGAACCAGAAGAAGTAGAAGTTGTAGAGCATACCGAGTATAGTGATGGCAGTTCTATGACAGCAGAGATAGATATTCTCCATGATGTAGTTATAAAACGGACTGGCTATGATGGTAGAATAAAAGTAGAGAATGTTCCACCAGATGAATTCCTTATATCTGGGGATGCCAAAACAATAGACGATGCAAGATTTGTATGTCATCGTGTTAGAAAAACTTTATCTGATCTACGTCAGATGTATCCTGACCAAACAATAGACCCTGCTGATCTTGGTTCTGGAGAAGGCGATTTAAACGACTGGTCTAGCGAGCGAATGGCTAGGTATCAGTTTGATAATACTAATAACTTCTCTGGAATGGATATTGGTCCAAATAGTGATGAAGCACTTACAGAGTATTGGTTATATGAATCTTTCATGTATACTGATTATGATGGGGATGGTATTACAGAATTAAGAAAAGTCTGTTCTGTAGGTGACTATATACTAGCTAATGAAGAAGTTGATTTTGTTCCATTTATAAGTATATCTCCCATAACTATTCCGCATAAATTCTTTGGACTGTCGGTTGCCGACCTTGTTACTTCGCTTCAGCTAATGAAAAGCACTTTGATGCGAAATCTTATGGACAATATGTACAACCAGAACTTTGGCAGGTACGCAGTTCTTGAAGGGCAAGCAAACTTAGATGATTTGTTGACACAACGTCCTGGTGGTGTAGTTAGGGTTAAATCACCCAATGCTGTTACACCTCTTGTAACACCACCTTTGGAACCTTATTCATTCCAGATGCTTGAGTATCTTGATAGTGTTAGGGAATCTAGGGCAGGTGTATCAAAAATGTCTCAGGGCATGAATGAAAATGCTCTTACATCTCATACGACTGCTACTGCTGTAAATGCTGTAATGACTGCTGCCCAAAGTAGAGTTGAATTAATAGCGCGAAACTTTGCTGAGACAGGTGTAAAAGAACTTATGCGCACTATCTATGAACTCCTCTTGAAACACCAAGATAAGAAACGAGTTGTAATGTTGAGAAACGAATGGGTTCCAGTACGTCCTGATTCATGGAATGATAAATACGATTGCACAGTAAGTGTTGCTCTTGGTAATGGTAATAAAGATCAACAGTTAGCACATCTTTCTGCTATGATGCAATTTGCAGGGGAAGCTATGAAGGGTGGTCTTTCTATTGTTACTGAACAGAACATATATAATATTGGTGCTGCAATGGTAAAGAATATGGGTTTTCAGAATGTGCAGGATTTTCTTACTGATCCTTCTCAGGTACAGCAACAGCAAGGACCGTCTTCTGAAGAACAAATGGCTCAGATGGAAATGCAACTAAAGCAGAAAGAACTAGAAATAAAAGCTGCTGATGTTCAAGTTAAACAAGAAAAGATAAAGCAGGAATATCAGAAGAATGCAGTCGATGCACAACTTAAAATAGCTGAACTTAAACTTGAGCAGGAACAAGAACG